CAAATGGTGTGAGCCATTTAGGCATCAGTAATGAGGAGATCCAAACATGCAAGAATGCGTTTGACGAGGTGTACAAAGCCGTCAAGGCAGAGGACATGCATGACAAGAGCTTCAAGGCGACTCAACAAAGGCTGCTATTATGAGTTGCAACCTACTGAACCATGAGGACATCAAGAAGTTTGAGTTTGATGTGCATGATCGGGAGCCGTTGTTTTTTGACATTGAAACAGGGCCGTGCGAGGTAGCTGAAATGCAAGGGCTGATGCCTGAGTTTCATGCCCCGTCCAACTGGAAGGATCCTGCGAAAATTGAAGCCAACATCGCAGAGCAGGAAAACAAGTGGCTTGAAAATGCTGCGCTCAATCCTCTGGTTGGCGAGATCGTTGCGTTTGGTTTTAGGTACAAGGAAACCAACTACGCAATTGATTGGGGCGAACCAACGCCTGAGCAAGTGCTGTTGCATGGCATTGAGTTGCTGGCTGCCAAAGCTGGTCCGCGAACATGGGTGGGTCACAACATTAAGGACTTTGATCTGCCGTTTATTTTGCGCCGATTTATGAAGTATCAAATTCCTCAGCCCAGTGGTTGGTTCAAGGACCGTTACTGGAGCACATGGTTTGTTGATACAAGTGATCTATGGGCGCTTGGTAAATTCAAGGACTATATTGGGCTGGATCCTCTGGCTAAGTTTTTGGGTCACAAAGAAGGGAAGTTTGGCAAGTCAGGTAAATACTTTGCTGACACCCTCAAAGTTGATCCAGATGTAGCGTATGAGTATCTGGCAAACGATCTGGAACTAACTGAGTATGTGTATAGGCGGCTAACCTATGCCGGTTAATAGTAAGCGAAAAGGCAAACGCAATGAGCTGGATTGGGTGAAGCTGCTGAAGGCGGCAGGATTCAAGGATGCTCGGCGCGGCCAGCAGTTCAAGGGGACTGAGGATAGCCCGGATGTAATATGTCCTGAGCTAATTGATATCCACTTTGAAGTGAAATCTGGTAAAGCTATTAATATCTGGAAAGCACTTGAGCAAGCAATGGAAGACAAAGGTTCGGAGGAACTGCCAGTTGTCGCAGCGCACAAGGATCACAAGCCTTGGGTGGTCTGCATGCTTGCTGAAGATTGGATTAAGCTAGTGAAGCTGGCTTATCAGCGTACCGGGTGTTAAACACCTTTTTGGTCTGACCATGTTAAGGGTTGGCAGTGCAGAGAATAGAGCCAGAGGAGAGCTCTGGACGAGGACGATGTTGCCTCATAGTGAACACTCTGCGCTGCCATTTTTTTTGTTAAGGAGATGAACGAAAATTACAGAACTGATTTTAGTGAGCGATTGAATGCCAGTGAGGCAGCAAAGTGGGAAGTGGCTAAATATATAAACAAGGCAGGAGTACCCTGCTCTGTTAATCCAAGCGTCATGGTTCCCCCCGGTGGAGATCCAGATCGTTACAAGGATGGCGGTGATTTATTCATGCATATGCGGACTGAGGTAAAGCACAATCCACGGGCTGACTTCACTTGTGTGCAGACATTCCCGTTTGATGAATTAATCGTGTGCAACTGTAAGTCATTTGACGGTCAAGCAGTAGAGCCTCGTTATTATTTCATAGTGAACGGACCAATGTCTCATGCGGCTATCATTGATGTGCGAATGACCAAGGATCGTTGGCTCAGGAAGGATTGCACTGACACTAGGCGCGGCCATACCTACAAAGCTTATTATTGCCCGAAGGAATTGGCCACATGGATAACGCTCTGATTTATGAACAGCCTACTGAGCGCCTGTTAGCGGCAGTTATTGGCCAAGCATGCAAGGACTACGTTGTAGCTCGTATGCGTGGATTTATTGACGCTGAAGGCTACATAAATGAAAGAGCTGTAGCCAAGTCGCAGGGCCAGTTCACGCTCAAGCCAAACACAATGCTAGGATGTGATAGAACAGAGATTCGCACGGCATATTTATTCATCCACAATGGCGGCTTGGAGTTGTTCTTGGATGCGTTAGCGCCAAACCAATCAGCCGAAATGATCCGGCGCAACATTGATTTAGTAATAGAAGGGAGAAAGGAGATAGTATGGAAATAGAAAATGTTTACAAACAAGTAGGCTATTTAAAAACAGAGGAAAGCTCTCATGCTAATCTTACGGCAGTTACCCGCCCTCCATTTAAAGGTAAGCACAAGAAGGGTAAGGCCACTAATCGGAACAAACCAAAGAAAAGAAAATGAACAAAGATAAATCACCAGACGATTTGATATTTACGGGAGATGGCTTTGTCACCCGTAGGACGCTTGATGTGAAGCGCAAACAGGAGCCCACCAAGAAACAAAAGCGCAAGATGAAGGACCGGGCTAAGTACAGCGAAATATATTTTGATAAGCAGCAAGATGCAGCACTAAGACATAAACGGTGGTACGGGAAGTAAGATGGAAATTGATGATATGAAAACACGGTTGCCGCTCCCTCAGCTCATGGGCCGATTGGGATATGGTGAAGAATTTCAGAAGCGATCATGTCGCTCCCCTTTTAGGGATGAGAAGAAACCCAGCTTCGGCATATTTACACATGAGGGCCGATGGTATTACCGCGATTTTGGGGCCAACCTCAGTGGCGATGAAATTTCGTTTCTAAAGGAGATTAAAGGACTAGATGATAAACAGGCCATTGAGCTTTACAAAGAGCTCGTAGGCGCAAAGGAGGAGCTCGCAAAGCTAGTTGTAACGACTGAAGGGTCATGGACTGATGAGGTGGCCAAGTGGCGTGGCTACAAGGCGACCACCGTTGAGCTGCTGGCTAACCGGGAGCAGTTGGCAATGGTTGAGGGCAAGCTGGCGCTGCCGGTCAAGGCAGAGAGTCAACTCATAGGCTGGCACATCAAGGACGATGACCGTTGGTCCTATTCGCCGAAGGGGATCAACGCTTTGCCGTTGGTCATTGAGCCAGCACGGGACGCAGCCAGCACGATAATATTTGAATCGCAGTGGGATGCATTCGCCTACATTGACCTAGCTGGCTGGCCAGAGTATCAGCGCATCATTGTCACCCGTGGAGCCAGCAACGCCAAGCGGATCAAAGGTTTGACCATTGGTCCTGTCATCCTGTTTTTGCAGAACGATGAAGCGGGAGAAAAATGGGCGGTGCAAGCTGCTGACATGATTGAAAATCAGCGGGTGTGTACCGCTCGCCCCCCTGCCCCTCACAATGATCTTAACGATTGGCTCAAGGCAGGAGCCACTACGGCAGAGCTGCTGCGAGTCATAGGATCCTCAGCGGTCATCAAGGCCGGACCAGAGGTGGATATAATGAGCTGGGATCTATTGGATGACAGTGTACCGGATCCAGACACGTTGCTGGGCAATCGGTGGCAGTGCCGTCAGGGCTCCTGTCTTTGGGTGGGCCCAAGTGGCGTTGGCAAATCATCGCTCACATTGCAAGCAGCGCTCACTTGGGCTGGAGGCATGGATCTGTTTGGTATCACACCAACCAAGCCGCTCAAGTCGCTGATTATACAGGCCGAGAATGACGCCGGAGACGTTCGCGAGGCCGTCCAAGGTGTGCGGAGAGGGTTGCCTCATTTAAGTGCCATGTGGAGCGATCTGAAGCAAAGGGTGGCCATTGTGAGCAAGACAGGCATCAGCGGTTTGAAGTTCCTAGAGTACACCCGGCAGATGGTGGAGACGGTGCAGCCAGACCTCCTTTGGATTGATAATATTCAAGCCTACATGGACGGCGATGTGTGCTCGCAACAGCAGTGCATGGCGTTCCTTTCGCCGCTGAGGGATTTGTCGGTCCAGACGGGTGTTGCGGTCCAACTAATTCACCACACCGGCAAGGCGATCACGGGCAACCGTACAGCGCTAGATTGGAGCTACATTGGAAACGGTAGCAGCCAGCTCACAAACTGGGCTAGGGCCGTCATGGTGCTTATGCCGGACGATGAACAGGACTATGGCGTATTCACCCTCAGAGCAGCCAAAAGAGGCTCTAGGGCCAACCTCTGCGCTGCTGGAGGCATTCCCGGCGATGTTGTTAGCATAAGGCACGGCAAGCAGGGCATTTGCTGGGAAGAAGCGTGAAAGGTAGAGAAGAAAACACTCAATTTTACATCTACACTGAGCCGTTACCTGACGGCAGAGATTTCATCCAAGCCATCAGCTATTCTGACGGTAAGTCACCCGTGTGCTGTTGCCGAAATCCCAGTGTGGAGGTCTACAACGCTGACCGGACCTACTGGTGTACTCAGACGGCTCAGGAGCTGGCAAAGCTAACAGAGCGCGATGGACTAGATGTAGACGATTTAATGATTTTTGAGCTCCTTCACAGCATGCCAGTCAAGCTGATTGAGCTTAAAGAAAACAACGATGAATCAATAGAGGAAGAATACTAATGTCACACAAACCAATGTCAGGCGGTCAGTACCGCGAAACAAGTCAGCACGATACCGTAGGAGAGCTGAGCAAGGCTTCTGTAGAAGGAACCAAGGATAGAATAGACAAGGGTGCTGCCAAGTTCTGGGCTAAGCGTGGAATGATGGACCCTAGCAAGTCTAATATTGTTTATGGGAAGAAATACAACGGTTAAATGCAAATAATTAAAACAAAATATCTACCCTGCACAAATCACCGGGACGCCAGAGTGAAAGCGAGCACAGACCGCTCCAGCGACCAGCAGTATGTCATCAGTTCCTATGATCATAGTATAGACGATGACGCCAACCACATGAGGGCAGCTCGCTTACTAAGAGATAAGCTTGAGTGGGACGGTGATTGGGTTGGTGGTCACAGCAAGGAAGGCATGGTGTTCGTTAACAAGGTAGTGGAGCACAAACTATGATAGACACCAGTAGACCTATGTACCGGGCGACCAAAGCGACAGTGAAAAATACCCATGCGAGCCCGCGACCTAGTAGACAGGGAAATTATAACGATCTATGGATAAACACTGTCAAGAGCTAATAGATAAATGTGACGGGAAAGTTGTCCACAGTGTGGGACCAGATGACTATATCCATCCCGCAATATTGGACGTTGTAGACCACATGGTCGGTGACGATCCCAGATGGACCAATAATCCATCCTTGAGCAGCTATAGACACAGAAAGGCAACCGCTCGCAAAAATAAGCCCTTGAGGACACAAGATGACAAACTACAATCCTACCTCAAGCAGCTAGAGAAGACTGCCAAGCGTAGTAGGAAATATGCCAGCCCCTGACCCCAAGAAGGTTAGTAAGAATCACCTTATTAATAAAGATCCCGCCAAATACAAAGGTATTGTGGATGGATTAAAGAAAGGCAGAGGCTTGGTGCAGCTTGCAAGCGAACATGGTGTCGCCCCTGCTACCGTACAGAAGATTAGAGAGGACAATGCGGAGGTTGTCCCCAATTGGAAACGTAGGACGGTACAAGCGCTCTCTGAGGCTAGTGAGGGTATTGCCCAGTCTCTGGTAGAGGGCCATGAGAATATCCCGTGGCAATCCAAGGCGTTATCGCTTGGTATATTGCTTTCCAAAATCCAAGAATTAACTGGATCTATGCCCCAAAAAACAGTGGTCCATGAACATAAGCTGACACATGCAAACTTAGTGGACCAATTCAAATCAATGAAGAATCAATCGCAAGTCATTGATGTTCAGTCAGTTGATAAATCGGATAATTTGTTGTCAGATTGAATATAATGACTATTGTGCGAAAAAATATTGAGTTTGAATCTACATATTGTGTCCCTTTTGGCCCTGACCACAACATATTGTGGTATGTTTTTTTTTATACAGCAGATGGGGGTGGGGGGGGTCATTTTGGTGCTTTTCGGCGGCTAAATAACGCATTCTGACCCGTAAACTTTTTTCCCAAAAAATGGCTACTAAGCGCAAACGCTCCCCTAAACCCCCTCCCCCGCAAATGGCGCACTGGCGTAAAAACCACCGCAATCCGCGATTGGTTCTCGCTGAATTAGACAACGGCGAGCTTGTTAACGTAAAGGTCCATGACAATACCCTATATTGCGATGGGATGATGTTTCCGGTTACTTCAGATGGGGGGAATTATTATGAGCGAAATAGACCAAGGCAGCGTGGACGCCTCTGAGGTGCATAAGCTGAGCAGAGCGCTTGGCTTAAAAACTTCGCAGGGCAAAAAGGCATTGGTCCATGCGATGAAATGCGTCCAACTGTTGGACCGTAAGCAGCAGGATTATGGCCCCAACAATATCGCCTATTCTGGGGAGCTGGGTATTGCGGTGAGGATGCAGGACAAGGTGTGTAGGTTGCGCCACATATTGGAGAGTAAGGGTAATGTCCAGTTTGAGGCGAAAACTGACACTTATATGGACATGACGAACTATGGTATAATCGGAATAATGCTTGAGAATGGCGAATGGCAGGAAAAATAAGTTCTCAATCAGTGATTTAAACGTCACGCCCCACCCTGTTCTTCCGGCCCCGGACGAGAAAATGATTGAGGCGGTCCTCAAGCAGCCTAATGGGGAGGAGTTGCTGGCCAGTTACATTATTGATCGCGAGGAGACGATAAGGAGGGAGAACGATGACCCTTTTAACTTTGGATACGAGCCGGATAATTGGAGAGATGCGGATGATTTATTGGCTGAGTATGACGAGCTTTTGATTAATGGTGGAAACAGGGCGGGAAAATCCTGCTATGCGGCGAAGAGGGTGGTCCAGATGGCCGTGCGGATCCCGAATGCGAGGATTTGGTGTCTTCACACCACCTCTATGAGCTCAGTGCAGATGCAGCACCCATTGATCCACCAATATCTGCCTTTGGAGTGGAAGAATGCAAAGAAAGGCCGGGTAACCAATATTCTTTATAGCCAAAAAAACGGCTTTGGGAACAATACGTTCATCGGGCCGAATGGTAGCCAAGTTACCTTCCTAAATTTCGCTCAGGAGAAGCGAGTGATAGAGGGTGGAGAGGTGGACATGGTCTGGATTGATGAAGGCTTTGATGAGCTGGATTGGATTGAAACGCTCAGGTATCGGCTCATTACCCGGCGAGGGCTTGGTGATGGTCGCGGGAAGCTTTTGATGACATTTACCCCTATCACAGGATTCTCTCCTGTCTGCCGTGAATACTTGGCCGGGTTTGAGACTATACGGTCCGAGAAAAGCGAACTTTTACCCGGCCAGAATGTTAAGGGCGTTGCTTTGGGCGAAATGCCTTACATAGCTCGCTCAGGGCGAAAAAATTCGGCGGTGATGTGGTTTCATACAAAAATGAACCCGTATCAAGACTGGGACTCTATGGTGAAGCAGCTATCCGGGCGTCCTAAGCAGGAAATAAAAATTAGGGCTTACGGTTTTGCTGATGACGCCACCACCACCCAGTTCCCCCAGTTCAAGAGCCACAACATTATCCCGCATGACCGAATTCCTACAGAGAATGTGAGCCGATATTTTGCGACAGATCCGGGGGGGCAGAAAAACTGGTTCATGCTATGGGTTGCCTGTGATGAACATGGCCGAAAATATATCTACCGGGAGTGGCCGGACAATGCTGAGTGGGCGGTTCCCGGCCCCGGCGATGGGAAGAAAGGATTAGCGCAGACACAGGATGTGGTTCTGGGCATCGCTGACATCGTGGAGTTAATCAAAGAGCTGGAAGGTGAAGAAGCTATTGAGGAGCGCTGGATTGATCCTAGAATGGGCGCAACGCAAGCTGCCGGGAAACTCGGCGGCACAAGTTATATTGATTTACTGGCTGACGAGGGCATGGACGTTTTACCGAGTGCCGGACTGCGAATAGATCAAGGCGTTGGCATGATCAATGACTGGCTTGCTTACGATGAAGACAGGCCAATATCAATTGATAACGAGCCATCGCTGTATGTGAGCGAGAAGTGTGAAAATTTAATTTATTGTATGAGGACATGGGCGAATCGTGAAAAGGACGGGGCCACTAAGGATCCGATTGATACCCTCAGATATTTGGCGGTAATGAATCCAACTTACTTGGACCCAAAAGGGAATAGGAGCTATGGCGGCGGCGGGTACTAAAAACAAATGGCCTCCCCTGCTCCGGCGCGAACAGGCGGCTGAAATGACTGGAGCGCATCCTCGCTACATTGACAAGCTGAGGCTATGCGGTGCGGTCAAAACTTATAAATATGTGAACGGCTCAAGGTACATGTTTTACCGGGACGAGCTTTTGCGCCACTTCGGCTTAGAAAATCAAAATGAATGAGTATGATAAACTCGCGGATGCGGTAGACGTACCGCAAATTACCGAGTTACAGCGTGAGTACCGGAGGTCCATTGACGATGGATACTCTCTACAGCGCATGAACGAAAACGACGATGTGAGGTTCGCTCGCTGGAGCGGCCAATCATCGGATGGAAAGAAACATTCTGCCAACCTTGACCAAGGCAAACAGGCTTTTCCTTTTGAGGGTGCTAATGACGGGCGAATGTTCCACTGCGATGACCTTATCAACACGCAAGTGGACATCTTGCAAACCGCTTTTAAGCGAGCCCAGCTCAAGCTAAGCGGCACAGAGATGACCGACATGCCAGTGGCCCAAACAGCCACCACACTGATGAAGTGGCTAGTGGGAACTAAGCTCCGCAATCAACTGACACGGGAGTCTGAACTGCTCGCCCAGTTTGGCCAGCAGTACGGGTACTCTCTTTTGTTTGTTGGTTGGGAACAGGAACACGGGCTGCGACCATTTAAGGTCACGATGGATGACTTGGTTGCGTTAACCGGGCAAGTGGATCCTAGCTCGCTGTTATCTGAACTGCCGGAAATGATCAGAGATCCTGAGCGCGAGAGTCAGGCGGTGGACATCATTATGAGCCAACTCGCTGACACTACACGGCGCAAAGCTAAGAAGCTTGTAAAGGAATTGCGAGATACCGGACAAACTGAAATTCCGGTTTCGTTTTTAGCCAAAAATTCGCCAGTAGTCACAGCTTGCAAACCTCTTGAAGATGTCAGCTTCCCCCCGGAAACCGTAAACGTGCAGGACGCACGGGTAATATTTCGCAGAGTATTTTTGAACGCTGTACAAGTGCGTGAAAAAATTAAGTCTGAGGGATGGGACGAGGAGTTTGTTGAGCAAGCTTTAAAGACTCAAGGTAACTCTAGCTATTACAATGATATTCAAACGAGCATAAGCGGCTTAAAAGTTAGCGATGGGTTGATTGTTCGCGATAACCTAATTGAAATCGTATATGCATATACTAAATCAATTGATGAACAAAATAACATCGGTATTTATTGCACCGTGTTTAGCCCTCTTGTATCTGCTAACAATGCTGGGGATCCTTTGTTCGGCAAGCATTTACATGTTGATTACGCACACAATCAGTACCCTTTTGTTTTATATAAAAGAGAAAATGTTCGGCGGCAAATAACTGAGAGCCGAGGCATTCCTGAGATCAGCCAAACTCAACAGAACGAGCTAAAGTCACAGCACGATTCGGTTTATGATTTCACCAGCTTCTCCACCCTACCCCCGCTTGCCGTAAACAGGCGCATGGGGCAGATAAAAAAATACGGTCCCGGCACACAGATCATGGTCAGTCGCCCGGATGACATTCAACATCTGGACGGGCCAAGAAAGGATCCGGCGGTAGCCTTTAAATTAATTGAAGAGGTAAAGGCACAGGCCGATAAGTACTATGGGTTTCCAAACGCGCAACTTCCCCCGGCGGTCAGTCAGGTCAAACAGCAGCGAATAACAAATTCATGGTTGAGTGTTTGGCAGGAAGCTTATCAGCAGATCCTTTGTCTCGCGGTTCAATATATGGATGCCGATGAGATAAAAGCAGTCACAGGATCTGAGCTGCCTCTTAACATGCAAGTGAATGATTATGACATCATTTTAAAATTTGATGTGGCTGAGGCGCTGGATGCTGAGGGTGTTGAAAAGCGCCTGAGTGCCATTGCTCAATACATCGTCCCTCAAGACATGGCCGGTGTTATTGATCGGGCAAAACTGATTGAGTTTCAGACTAGGGCAATAGCGCCGGAGTACGCTGAAGACCTAATTGTGCCTCAAGAACAGGCGACAATTAAAATGAAGGAGCAAGTGAAGTCTGATGTCACCAAAATGATGGCGGGAGTGGAGCCCGAATATTCAAAAGACGTTGACCCTGCTGCTGGTAATAAGTTGGCCATGCTTCAAAACATTGTGCAGAACAATCCCAAGCTACAGCAGCAGATACAGTCCGGTGACGAGATGCTTCAGCAGATGTTGGAGGCGTATCAGCAAAACCTTCAATTCAGTGTGCAACAGCAGGAGAATGCCATGATCGGCAAGATGGGCATGAGCCCGGTAACAGGACAATGAGCGAAGACCTAACGATGTTCCGCTGGGAAGGCGAGAACCGCCTTTGGAACAAAATACATGAAGTGATTGACGAGCACATCAATGCAGCCAACAACTACTCAACGATGCGTGACATCCCTGATAGTGAAAGAAATTTTCATTGCGGGGAACTATGTGGCACTCAAAACATAAAAGAGCGATTGATGGAGCTATATACGGAGGCTAATACTCCCAGCAGTCCAAGCTGAGTGGTTTGGACATGCGGTCGCCTACCGTGCTCGGCACACCTCTTTCGGGGGGTGTGCTTTTTTTGTTAAAAACCGCAACAAGCTTTTTTTTTATTTTTTTATTTCCTAAGAACTAGACACATTTTTTCTTCTATATCACCCGATTTCAAGATTTCCAAAAACCCAATATGTTATAATGGACGTTTGCTTGCCGATTTGGGCAAGTTGATCTTTGGCAATATGCCTCGGAAGGAGGTGATATAATATGAGAGACAAAGTGTTCTACGAATGGTGCGAAGAGATTCGCGACGAGAATGGTGATTGCAATGACATGAATCATTTTGAGCCCGGTTCATTATATGAACGGATGGTTTGGATTGATGGTTGCGGCGATCAACATGTGGCAGACCTTGATGATAACTCAGAACTGGTGTTGGTTTTCAACACTGGCAACGAGTTTGGAGGTATCACTGACCGTTCTTGGGCGTATGTGAATCTAGCCACCGGCAAACTTCCAGAGAAGTTTGAAAATGGTCGCAAAGTTCCAAAACGATTCCATGAGGAATTAGCAAGGTGGGTTTCCCTCAAAACCCTCCCGCTAAATGGGTACACCAAAACCAAGTGGAGTTGGCAGGAACAAAGCGAACAGGACGCGATTATGCCAGTAAGTGTAACTTTAAACAAGTTCAACCCATAATCCAGTGGAATCACATTCCAGCACCCCCGGCCAAGCAAGGCGCGGGGGTTTTTTCTTGCCCATACTACCAGTCAAGACCAGTCAGTGTCATTCAGTACAAACCGCTAATACGCAGCACCACTCACTACCCCTATAAACGCCATGACTTTCTGGGTTTTAGAAACCCTGCGGTCCCACTTGATGGACCTTAAAAAATCATGGCTGAGTCAGAGACTAAACCGGCAGAAGGAAGCACTGCCACATTAACAGAAAGCTTCAACAACGTAGGTGATGTTTTGAACGAGGACGGCTTAGCAGCCGCAGTTGAGGATTTCGTTCGCCCTCAAGAACCGGAGTCGGAACCGGAGCCAGTCACCGAGGTTGAAACCGATGAAGAGCAAGGCGATCCAGAAGATCTTTCACAGAGTGATTCTGAGGATACTCCTAGTGAATCGCGAGGTGTCCAGAAGCGGATTGATAAGCTGGTGAAACAGCGCAAAGACGCCGAGGCCGATGCAGATCATCTGCGTGAGGAATTGGCTGAAATGCGTGAAGAGTTTCGCTCCATGAAGGAGGGAAATAAAGAGCCAGCCCCCGCCAACGACAACCCCTACTCAGACAAATCCACGGTGCGTGAATTAGAGCGTGCTGAGGAGGAGGCTGAAGACTGGTTGGAGTGGTGCGAAGACAATCCCGATGGAGGCGTTCGTGGTGAGCGGGAGTACGACTTGGACGATGTGCGCCGAATTAGAAAAGCAGCTCGCAAGGCACTAAGAACGCACATTCCAAAGCAACGACAGTACATAGATGCGGCGAGGAGTTATGACCCGGTAGCCAAGGAAGTGTACCCGTTTTGGAATAAGCCAACTAGCGCTGAGCACAAAGTAGCTTCCGAGTTCATTCGCAGCGTTCCGGGCATAAAGCAATTTCCCGATTATAAAATCATTATTGGGGATTACCTCTATGGCCGCTACATGCGCGAGCAAGCCATCACCAAGAAGCAAGTGCCAGCTAAGGCTCCGGCCAAAGCCCCGCCCCAACCCACTTCACCGAGTGCAGCTCCAAGAGTTAAACAAAGCGCTGACCGGGAAAAGGCCGCTGCCCTCAACCAATTTCACTCAAGCGAAGGATCAGTAAATGACTTAGCCAATGTGCTTGGCCAAATAGGGTTATAGCACACAACAAGAAAGGATAATTAGGATGCCAGTTTCAATCCAATTAGAATCTGATCAAGTCGGTAAGAGAGAAGATCTTAGCGATTTAATTGCAACCGCAGATAGGAAGAACACCCCCTTCTACAACCAAGTCCCGAAGGGTGCTATTCCGAAGAACGTAGTGTTCCAATGGCAAATGGATAAATACAACGATCCAGTTGCTGACACCGCTAAAGTAAGTGACTCAGCAGGAGCTGCTGCATTGCTTGGAACAAGCTCTGTAGTAGACGGCACTGACCACGCCACTACTGGTGATGTATTCGCAGAAACAAGAACCCGTAAGCTCGCTCAGAACTATGTTCACACATTTGAGAAAGCTACTCGGATTGGTTTCTTGGCTGAAGATGTCAGCACAGTTGCTGGTGCGCCTAGCGAACTAGCTCGCTCTGTTGCTCGCCGCATCGTTGAAATGAAGCGGGAGATTGAGAAGCACATGATGTCAGGATCTAATGCTATTGATCAGGTTTCTGACGCTGGTCACAATAAAACGGGCTACAAAACCAAGGCATTGGGCAGCTACATTCACGAGAATGGAAAATCAACTGCTGGTGGTACTGAGGCGTCAACATTTACTGTTGATGACGCTTTCCAGCCAACAGCCGGAACGGGATCCACTGCTGCCGGTATCTACACTGGTGCAATTGGGAGCTTCTCTGAAGAGGTTGTTCAGAACATGCTGGAAGGCATTTACAATGCCACTGGTACTGCTCGCGATTACACGGGTATCGTTGGTACTACGCTCAAGCGTAAGTTTACCAACCTAGCCAGCACTAACACAGTAACGAGTACGATTCAGCATACTGCTGATCCTACTGGAACCGGTAACCCTCCGGGCACTGAGCTATCAGCTTATCCGGGGATCGCCGCTGATCGGACTCGCACAGTAACCAAGGACCAAGCCAGCAGAAGTTATGTCAGTTCAATTGACATTTTTTCTGGGGATTTCGGCGAAATTACCTTGCTGCCATCTCATTTCACTGATCACGCCAGCAACGGTTACATCATACCTTTTGACGAGGTAAGCTTGAAGATCCACACGGCTCCTAATGTTAGTGAGTTAACTAACAATGGTGGCGGTGAGGCTCGCTTGCTACGCGCCATTATGGGCTTAGCGGTTAACAACCCGCTTTCCTTCGGACGCTTCCGGTCCGATTCAACACATGCCTAACTCTTCTCTAGAGTTTGACATCTCCTCGGTTCCAGCCGATCTCCTGCCCCACTTGGAGCAGGAGTTTCGGCAGGGCCGGTTGATGGATCATGTCAAAGCTCAGAAAGAGGCCGCTAAGACCATCGGCGGTAGTGCAGATAAGGAATACAAAGCAGTGAACGGTTTAGGCCGTTTGCGAATGCGAATTGATGAGTACACCTACCACTACTGGGGGCAGCGACTAGGCTACCAGTGCTGGAAGGACAAACAGTTCCTCAATGAGTTTGAGAGGGACAACGAATACGCCAGAGTGAATTGCGGCGGCACTAAGATTCAAGCTGGGTACGGGTCTAAGAAACCTAAGTTTACCAAGAAGTATGGAAACAATTGATTTCAGCGTCTTCTTGAAACAAACAGCCGCCGCTGCCGGGATAGACCAAGACACTATTCCAAACAGCTTTTTCACGCAGATGCGGGACTTTGCTGACCGCCGAGTTGCACAGGCTTGGGACCGCTGCGAATGGCCCGGCTCAATACGCTACAATGCCCCCTCAGTTAGCTCCTCCGGCAACTTAAACAAGTTTACCTATCCTACCGGCGCAGACGTTATTTTAAACGTCTACAGCGGAGATCCAAGGGAGAGCACCAACGTCACAACTTATGGCTTTGCGTTGGATTATGACGGGACTAATCAGCAAGTGATTGTGCCGGAGTCCGATACCAGTCTTGTGGTGGAATACAAGGAGTCCCCGCCTTCTTTTACTGGAGACACTTTCAAGTCCGGCAACAACTACAGCGTTGGCGACCAAGTCTATGCTGATGGCAATTTTTACAAGGTCACATCCAGTCTTCAACCGGCAGGAGTATTCTCGCTCATGTTGAGCCAAGGACATGTGGCCATTGAAAAGAAAATTCCTAAAATATTTCAAAGCTTTTTGGTCCGCGCATGTTTTGCGGACTACCTCAAGGCGAATGGCCAAACGCAGCAAGCAGCCATTGAGGAGCAGCAGTCAGAGCTTATACTTTTCCGGGAAATAGAGAAGGTCCAGCGGGTGCAGGGCCAACATCGCCGGATACAAATGAACACTTACTAATGACTTACACAGAAGCATCAACAAACGTGATTGGGCGCTCAAACAACAGCGCAACATTGGCCGGTAATGACCGCCGTAAAAAGCTGATCATAACCAACACAGCAAACAGCGGAGTGCTGTACGTCAAGCTGGCATCGCAAGCTGGTGCTGTTGGATCTGGTGATCACGATTTTGTTTTAACGGCTAAGGAAACCAACGGAGCCACAATGGTTTTAGATAACTACACAGGACCAGTAAAGGCCAGTGCAGCTACCGTCAACTTTGTAGAGCTAGGATAATTTTTATATGAGCGCGGTTAACAACGAAGAACTCAAACAGGGCTTGAACCTTTTGTATCAAGCAGCGGCGACAGCATTACTGAGCAAGCCACAACATGACCAGTGTCAGGCGGCAGCTCAGAAATTAATGGACTACTTGGAGGAGTCAGGCGGCAGCGATGCCAAGCCGGACGAGCCCGAAGTGCTAACGGAATAATATGTTAAAATCAAAAACCTTATACGCCTCCCTGACCGCCATTATCGGCGCGATTGGCGCGTGGCAGATGTCGGAAATTTCACTTAGTGAGATGCTGACAGTTTGTGTCCCTGCCGTTTTAGCGGTCACGCTTAGGCACTCAGTAGCTAAAGTGGACAAAAAGCTGGAAACCCCCAGTGATAAGTCTGCTTAAAATACTGGCAGGACTTTTTAAGGCGTTCCCAAAACTGGCTGACATTTTTGAGGACGCCGTAAAACATTACAGACATGCCCAAGCAGAAGCGCATCGCATTGAAAAAGACGCTGCTGTTGACGCTTTTATTGCCGATGCTAGGGGGATGTCATGTGACACAATACAATGGGTCACAGAGGATACTGAAGGAGTATCCGACAGAGGCACGGAAGGCAGCACAGGTAGCACCAAATTTTACGAGGGCAACGCTGAAGGAGATCAACAGGCTAGAAGCGGAGCTCGCTAAAAAATGAAAGATGCCAGCGCCCTTCCCTCTCAATGACGGTGACAACAGTTTCACCGGAGTAAACAGTTTAGAGTCGCCGGACCAGCTTCCGGCTGGCTTCGTTTCAGAGGCGATTAACTATCGTTTCACCAGTGGGTCGGCGGTCCCTCGGAAAGGCATCAAGAAGATTGGATTCGCCAATCGTAAGAACACCAGCAGTAGCCCAGTCACAGGATCCACAACCAGCGGATCCTCCACCACTAACTGGACCCGCAATGTAGACCAAGGGCTCAAGTCTTATTACGAGGCTGGCGTGTGTTCAGTTGGCTCACATGCAACTCAATCAGCTTGTGAGAGTGCCGGTGGCACATGGACCCCTCCCCTTGGCGGCATTAAGGGCATCGGCAAGTTTCAAGATCCTGCTGGCTTCAATTGGATCCTCGTCGCAGCGCCCAAGAACGTCTACGCCCTGCGCGATGGCAACCCACACATTGAGCTCTTTGAGAGGAAAGTATTTGTCCCGGCAAGTAACAACATTGCCGAATCCAGCGGCACTGCGACAGTCACTGTTACAGCGCATGAATTTGTCACTGGCGACAAGGTAGTCATCCAAGGAGTCACCTCAGCGAACAAGACAGTCTACAACGCTGAGCACACCGTCACCGGAGTAACAGCCACCACATTCACGTTCACTGTTGCGTCTGGGACCGGCACAGGGACCGGAACCATTAGCGCCGGGATATCCATTGCCAACAGCGACGATGTCCAGTTTGTGCAGTGCTTCAATAAGGTCATCATGTTCCGGGGTGAGGATACTCGCCCTATGAAAATGACTGAAATTGACGAGGGCTTTTTGACCATTCCTCAAGAGGATAGTGACACCTCGCTTTTGGAGAATGATTCTGATGGAACACTGCCAATTCCAAACTCAAACGGTGGCGCTTTGTTTCTTCAGAACCGCCTGTTTGTAATCCAAGGAGGTACTCGCGACCTTATAGCTTGTTCCGATTTTTTAAACGTCAGCCGGTTCTCTCCCATCCTTGCTTCATTTAGGGTTAATCAAGGATCTGACGATGCTTTAGTAGCACTTCACGCTTACGATGAAACAACACTGCTTGCTTTCAAGGAGGCCAGCATATTTGCCATTAGGAATGTCTTTGGAAATCTCAGTGACTGTTTCCTCACGCAGATCAGCGGCAATTATGGCCTCGCAGGACCAAAGGCATTCGCCAGTGTTGGCGCTGATGTTTGGTTCCTCTCTGAGCAGCGAGGCATAGCCAGCCTTTCCATCAGTGAGAGCGGCAGAATGCAGGGCCGAGATGTTCCGGTCAGCAGCAACATCCAAGACATCATAGATCGGATCAACTGGGCCTATGCGGACAAGGCGTGTGCCATCTGGCACAACTCACGTTACTACATCGCATTCCCGCTGGATGACTCAACGGTCAACAATGTGATTTGCGTCTTTGATTTTAAAAGCGGTGCTTGGAGTGGGTTTGATACTTCAACAGAGATCAATGGCATCGTGGACTTTGTCGCCTATCGTTACCAAGGCCGGAGACGCTTGTTCTTCGCCACCGACAAGTTCATCAACCTTTACGATGACGAGCAGCTTTGCGGGAACGTAGACGAGGTTGTAGACACTAGCGACACCACCGGGCGCAATATTACCACCTCAGAAATTGAAACGAGCCTAACCACTCGCGGCTACCGATGCGGTGGTGATTACCGCAAAAAGTTCAGAGCTTCCGGGGTGCATATCAACAGCAATGGAGTGGTTGGCTCTGACAAAGGGATCTCTGCTACCGCACTGTTTGATGGAGTTGCTGAGGAGACGCCAATCCTCACAAACAAGAATTTCTCTCGGACCTCTTACACCCGCCCTTTTGATAAGGCAGAGTACGTCACCACCAACATCAACGACGATCACCTAACGGCTTACCGGGAGGATTACAGCGTGGCGTTGGCTGGATCTGACGCGATTAATCCCGGCTCAGGCATAGACCCTGACAGGATGCAGGAGAGCACCCACAAAAACTATTTCAACGGAGATGGCCGATACTGCCAGATCAAGATAACAAACAATGTTGGCGCGACTGAAATTACTGATGTCGCAGTCAGCGCTGTTCCACATGATAACAATATTATTGAACGACGATGAGTGAGTTTACAGTAACAGTAACACCCAGCGAAACATTCCCAGACAACACTAATGTGACGAGGGCAATGTTGAGAAACGGAGCCACCCCGCAAGTGTCTTTAAGCGGCACAATAGGAACCAGCGACATCAGTAACGGCGCAGTGACCGATGCAAAGGTTGCGGCCAACGCAGCCATCAATGGGACTAAGCTAGGTATCACCCAAGGCGCACTGGTTGCCGGTGGCGCTAATGATGCCGGAGTAATCCTCCACCCTGACACAAGTGTATCCGGTGCATTTGCTGCCGGAGGTTACGATGGGGAGAACAACAACAAGCGAGCTAGGTTTGCTGTAAGCCGAGGGACGAATCCAAATGAGATGGGGTTGATCGGCACTGACATCGGGACCGTTGGCGGGGACATCGTCATAGACGTTGTAAACAACCGACTGAAAGTAGACATCCAAGATGGCAAAGTGGATGCACGCCACTTGTCTTCAACTATTGGTGGCAGCTCTAGCCCAACCATCGGAGTGTCTGGATCCGGTGACGATACGGTTCTTAAAGTTTTGGACAACAGCATCAATGCGGCGCAACTAGCCGATGCTACAAACTCAGAATATTTCGGAGGTCTGTTTGCGTTCACTTCAGATGGTTCCTGCGCTCAAATCAAAGGGGGGAATGTTGGCCAAGTGTTGACTGCTAGGGGTAACAGCAACCCTACTTTTCAAACTCTTTACACTGATCTTAATTTAGGGACGCCTCCGTCAGCAGGTAACAAATACGTTCGCATGAAGCACGGCCTGACTTACACCCCAACTGATTTAAAGCTTTACCTAAAATGCACTGAATCAACTAGGAGCGATAATACTCACCAGTATTATCAAAATGACATAGTGATGCTGCTAGAGCAGGATAATGAAAACGCTTACATGATTTTCGCTGATAGCACTCACTTTTGCTACAACCAGCATGGCGTAATCTACATGAGGAAAAGACCTTTCGCTACCACTGACACTACAAACGATTCTACAAGTCCAGTAAGTGGCACAGATCCATTCTCCAGCAACTGGAGCGCAATAACCGTAGGCAGTTGGGAATTACACGCACTAGTTAGGTGAACAAGCCGGGATCCATACGGGAAAGCCACCTCAGCCAGCAGTTTGAACTCAAGCACAGCAAACTGCAAAAGGCTGATGAAGGCGCTCAATTGCTTGTAGCCGAGGACAATGCTGACGCAAAAGATCATCTCCAATTTAAGCCAGTCACTGTTCACGGTGACGGTACTCTTGATGGATCCGGCAAACTCACAGTCAATTTTCCAGAGACACCCTCAACAGTAGTTACTGGCGATGGCCTTACTGACGAACAAAAGGAAAAGCTGGATGGGATTGAAGAAGGTGCGACGAGGGATAAAACCCCCGCCGAGGTCAAAGCTGCCTACGAAGAAAATTCGGATACCAATGCTTTTACCGATTCCAACCGGAACCAGTTAGACTCAACGCATTCTAGCTATTTAGCAAATGTTGCAAACCACACAGGCCATGCGGCAGCGTATGAATACACAGCAACCTCTTTATCAAATGTTTCCCAATCCCCGTCCACATTTACGCATAACCTTGGCTACATCCCCGATGTAACCGTTTACCAGAGTGACGGGCAAGACCCTCCAAGTTTTTCAGAAATAGATGCTGAAGTGAAAAGCACAACGACCACAACTGACGTAACGGTTAGCGAAGGTGGTGTAAGCATGAAAGTAATAATTAAATAAAATGGCATTACCAACGACTTCAAAAAAAGTTTTTACGACTCTAGCCTTTCAGTCTGGAGCAACCTTGCACCGTAGTAAGCTGCATGAGCTAACGACCACCGAAATAGGCAACCTTACAACGCCGGTTGCCGGTGAGTTAGCTTATGGCGGAGATACTCACCTTAAACTGTATGACGGCAGCAATTGGCAAAACATCCACCGGACGGGTGTTCCTTTATCAACAGGCAGTTCGTTCACCGTTTCAGTTGCTGGTGATAAAGGAAATGCGGCAGGAGGTGGAGGAACTGGGTCAGAACCATTTATTGTCACAAGCAAAAAAGTCGTAGCTAACTTAAATGCTGGCTACCTAAACAACCGTGTTTGGGACGAGGATAAAACTGGCGATACTATTGCGGCCAGAGACGGGCAAGGCCGAATAAAAGTTGGCACTCCAGCAAAAAATGATTCAGATGATTATGCGGCCTCCAAGGGTTATGTGGATTCAGTTGCTCAAGGGCTAACAATAATTGATCCAGCCTACCTAGCAACCGCCGCTGCGCTTCCAGCGTGTACATATGACAATGGAACCTCAGATGATGGTGTTGGGGCAACTCTGACAGGCAACGCAAATGGGTCTTTGACCATTGACGGTTCAGCAGTTTCTTCATCGCAAAGAATTGTAGTAAAAGACCAATCTACTGCCGCACAAAATGGCATCTACACCGTTACAAATGCTGGTGGAGGCAGCGCAGCATTCGTTTTAACTAGGGCAACCGACTATGACACTCCTGCTGAAATTAACGATGGAGATTTTATCTTTATTCAGCAGGGATCAACCAACGCTAACAGAGGTTTTGTTCAGACCGAGAACACATGGTCAACGGCAGGGACAATGGGTTCCAGCAATATTGCTTTTACGCAATTCTCTGGTGCTGGTCAGATTAGTGTAGCCAACGTAACTGCTGCAACTAACCCCGCACATACTACCCCTTTATTTAAACAGGGTGACACAATTAATTTTGGTTATAACTCCTCTCATTTTGCAGTAGACACTAATGGCAATTTAAAAATAGCAAGTGGAGGCAGCGGCACAGGAATATCGT